TTAGCCAGAGGTTAGACATAGTTAGCTCGAGGTTAGCTTTGGAAAGGATGGTGCAAAATGGTAAATAATTTTAGGAGAGCAGAGGCGGTTTTTAATACCGCGTGTAATAATTCTATGCACTTGGTTGGGATGTATATGCTTGGAAAGATGCGGTTAGAAACACCAGTTGACACCGGTAGGCTTAAAGGAAGCTTAGAACACAATGTAAATCAACAAGGTAAATCATGGGTATTAACTTGGGGAACTAATGTAAAATATGCTTTGCCTGTCCACGAAGGGACCCGGTATATGGCCCCTAGGCGTTTTATGTTGGACCCTGTAGTCCGAAATATAGGTAATATACGGCAAATATTCTTAACAGAGTTTAGGAGGCATTTCACATGACCTACTCAGAATTTAAACAGTCCTTTGGATTTTTACTAAAGGACTATGATATTTACGATCAGCTGCCCTATGAAGGAGCAGAATATCCTTTTATTATTATAGATACTACCATTGTAACTCAGCATAGCAAAGGTAATATAAACGCGGCAAGGGTCATCTTGGATATATGGAACAATACAACGAATAGCAGGCAGATGGATATCTTAGTTGATACTATAGCTGCTAAAATATCCAGGGTGTCGGTTGACGCTTTCTATGGTATAATAGAGTCAATCAAGACTATACCCGAAGATGAGGGCCTTCAAAGGGTTCAAATTGTGGGTGCATATACTATATTAGGAGGCTATTAATATGGAACTAAAAAAGCAGCATTTATTTGTATTTACCAGGATGATTGGTAAAATGCATATTTTGCATGATTTGAAAGGAAGCTCAGATAAATTGGGCGTTGTATTCGATAAGGTAATGCAAAATTTAGAGTTAGTTGGTCCCGATCTGGATGGCTTACTGGCTGAATTTTTTCCAGATAGAGATCTGGAAAATATTAGCATGTTTGAGTATCTATCCTTGATAAATACGTTATATGTTGAAAACAAAGCTTTTTTTACGGAGGCCCTTGGGGGCTTGACTGGGCCGGAGAATTAAATTTTATCCTGACGAAATATCCGGACCCCAAGTATATTTTAGATTTAGACTTAGCCACGGCCAATATACTAATTAAGTGTCAGATGGAAGCAGATGTTGACGCCAAGTGTTGGGACAGGTGGCTAAGCGAAAAGCCAGAAAATGTAAGTTATCTAGATTACAAAGATAAGTTACTGGGCAATAAGGACCCGAAGGTTATAGATTTCCAGGCGATACGCCAAAAATCTAAAGCTATAGAAAGGAGATTTAAGGACGATGGAATTATTTAGGCTTTTTGGTGATGTTATACTAAATGAAAACGGCGTAAGTAGCCGATTAAATAGCATAGAAAGCCAAGCCCTTAAGCTAGATAAAGCCTTTTCGGCTGTTGGTGCTAGGATGACCGCTGTTGGTAAAGGAATGACAACATTTGTTAGTTTACCCATATTAGGCGCTTTGGTAGCGGCTACTAAGGGAGCCATAGACTTAAACGAGACTCTTTCTAAGACCGATGTTGTTTTTGGGAAGAATAGCCAGGCGATGAAGGATTGGGCTTCGACATCTTTAAAAACCTTTGGTATATCAAAGGGCGCCGCTTTAGACCAAGCGGCTGTATATGGAGATATGGGAACGGCCATGGGGCTATCCGGTGATAAAGCCTTTGAGATGTCAAAAGCCATAGTTGGCCTTACCGGAGACATGGCCAGCTTTAAAAATATGAAGGCTGATGAAATACATTTGGCATTATCCGGTATCTTTACAGGCGAGACAGAATCCTTGAAGCGTCTTGGCGTAGTAATGACCGAAGTAAATTTAATAGAATTTGCTAAAAGCCAGGGTATTAAAAAGAGTATTAAAGATATGACCCAAGCCGAAAAGGTTCAGCTTAGATTTAACTATGTTATGGCGGCCTCTAAAAACTCTATTGGGGATTTTCAAAGGACTCAAGCCAGCGCGGCAAACCAGCTGCGACTATTTACTGAGGGTATTAAGGAATCATCTACCAAAGTGGGCGAATTGCTTTTGCCCTACGTCACGAAGGCCGTCACATGGCTAAATAAATTTATGGACATGGCGGCTAAGGCCGATGATAAAACACGCAAAATGGGTGTTGCCATAGCCCTAGCGGTAGCTGCTATAGGGCCCTTGTTAATAGTAGGTGGGACTCTAATAACATCCATAGGCGCTATAATAGGCGCTTTAAGTGCTATAGGATTACCAGTAATAGCCGCGGTAGCCGCTATAGGGGCCTTGGTAGCCGCTATAGGATATGTACTAGTTAAAACTGGGTACTGGCGCGATCTCCTGGATAAGTTAAGGCCACTATTTGAACAGGTTAAACTCACGCTTACTAATTTCGGCGTGGCTGCCAGTAAGGTATTTGATGACCTCATGACTGTTATAGGGCCCTTTTGGGAAAAAATCAAAAAGGATACGTGGCCGGTGTTAAAAACTTTGGTAGACGAAGCCATCAAGTTATTTATTGTTTTATTTAAAAAAGCCGATGAACAGCTAAAGTTTATTATGCAAGTATGGAATATAGTTTGGCCTTATTTAAGGGTTGTCTTAGTTCCAATCTTAGATGCTATAGCTACTATAGTTAAATCTACCTTAAATAATTTAGCCAAAGCTTTTAGGCTGGTTAGACAGCTAATAGAGGGTGATTGGTCCGGGGCCTGGAATACAATTAAAAGTATAGTTTCCAATTCGTCCCACATGATTCAAAGCGTGGCAGGTAGTATCTTAGATGCGGCGAGTGGCTTGGCCGGGAAGATGTACAAATGGGGGATTAATAGTATACAAGGATTTATAGATGGCATATATGCCATGATTAGAAATGTGAGAAGCGCGGCGAGTTCAGTTGCTAAAGCGGTTTCTGACTATCTAGGATTTCACAGCCCAACCAAGGAAGGCCCTGGAAGCGATGCCGATACCTGGATACCTAATCTATTAGGTATGATGGTTAATGGTGTTGAAGATGGAGCGCCGAAGCTAAGAACAGCTTTAAACCAGGTTTTAAATGTAACCCCAGGAGCCGGGAAACTAGGCATAGCAATGGGAGCCACAAGCGCCGGAGCTGGGAAACTAGTTAATATTACGATTGAGGTCAATAATGCTAAATTCTTTGATCAAAGCGACGTTGATAAATTCATGACCCCGGTTGTTGCAAGGCTTAAACAAATCGGGGCTGTAGGAGGGCTTGGAATATGACAGTTATTACAATAGGGGGTAATGTTGTTAATGTTCAGTGGGGGTGGTCTGTTAATCTTAGATCATACCAGAGAGGGACCATGACTTTAACTGTTAACCCCAACATGGATGGGTCTGAACCTAGTCTTTCCATGGGAGACTCTATAGTTGTAATGGATAATGCTACTAAAGTTTTCGAGGGTGTTGTTAAGACCCTCGGAATATATGACGGAACTGGCTTAGCCAACGGATACCGCTGCTATTATTTAACCTGTGGAGACTATAATTGCCTAGCTGATAAAAGACGGGTTGCGGCCCTGGTAGAAAGCATGACCGCCGAAGATGCCATAACGACTTATATTCTGCCTATGCTTGCACCAGATGGGATAACAGCTGGCACTATAGACGCGGATTTCACAATTACAAGGGACGTATGGCGCTATTATAAAGCTAGTGAATGCCTGGACCGTCTTAAGGTATTACAGGCTAACTATATTTGGTATATTGACTTTGATAAGAAACTGCACTTTAAGTCAAAAGACCAGTTACCAACCGTAACTATTGGCTCCACCAGTGCTATAAGGGATGTTAGATGGGATAGAAACATGGATAACTATTTTAATACCTTATATTTACAATCTAGCACAGCCAGCATAAGAACAGGTCTTCAATCCAATGAGATACTATCACCATTAGCCGATGGGGCTACTAGAACCTTTACGGCCCGTTTTCCTCTAGCTAAGGCCCCTTATTCCTTAGCTTATTCTACGGATGGGGTAAGCTTTGTGACTGTCTCAGCTTCGGACATAGGTGTAAATGGCATAGATACTGGTAGAAAGTGGTGGTGGAGTTATAACAATGCTACCATAACCCAGGATACCGCTGAGACAGTGCTACCAGCTGGGGGAAAAGTGCGGCTCAGCTATTATGGCTTAAGACCGCTGATGATGAAGTCCGAAAACTTGGCCGCTATCGCTTCCAGGGCTGAGAATGAAGGTAACAGCGGGATATATGAGCATTTAATCGAATTAACCGGCTTGGATGATTTAAGCCAGGCAACCGCGTATATGAATGCCCTACTCGGTAAGTATAGTGAGATAGCGGATATGATAAGCTTTGAAACGTACGACTATGTAGACTTGTACACGTCGATATACTTTAATCTATACGATTTTTTCAAGGTATCTAGTAAAATGTTGGTAGATGCCGTCAATATATCTCAAACCGAAGTAGAAGGCGCTGAGCGCCTTAAATACGTGGTCAAAACAATTGACCAAGCCAGCTTCGGTGGATGGGAAACTTATTTCGTTGATATCATAAAAAATCAGAAAAAGTTTACCGTGGACGAAACAAGCGTTCTACAGGAAGTTAGAAGTGTTAACGAGACGGTTTCTAATGATGGAACCATTACTTTGCAGGGGTATGAGGTATTAACATTGCCCTTTACGTTACCGGGAACCCTTGGGGGGACTAAATTAGACGAGGTGATAATAAATGATTAATGAAGGCTTAAAACTCAAAGGCCATATAGAGTTATTAGAGGATGGCAAGATAGTCCGGGCCATGGATAATATGATAATGTATACCCCATTCTATAATATATTAAGGATGTTTATTAACGTGGCGGCCCCAGACGTATACTTAAAATATTGTGCCGTGGGAACCGGAACAACAACGGTAACCCAGAATGATACCCAATTAGCCACAGAATTAGCCAGGATATATTATACAAACTTATATTTGTCTGGTTTCCAGCTTATATCTGAGTTTACCTTCACCAAGGCAGAGGCAATTGGCTCCTTAGCCGAAGTGGGATTTTTCGTGGGAGCCACGGCAACGGCAACAGCTAACACGGGTGTAATGTGGAGTCGGGCGCTTATATC